ATTAGATGGTTCAATATACACTAGATTAAGGAAAGACTATAAGATAATATTACATACTGGTTCAGATTATACTAATGACTATGAAATACCTAGAAAACAAAAAATACCATCATTACATTACAATTTTAATTTAAATAAAAATATCAACAAGTTACAAAATAAAATAAGTAGTGAATCAAAAAATTATCTCAAAATGCTTGATAATAATTGTAAAAATTCAGATGATACATTTGTTTGGAATATTCAAGTATATTATAATTTTCCAATTTTGCTATTATTTGCTAATATTTTAAATGATTTTTGTAAGGAAAAAGATATTCAAGAAATAATTTTTATTAATAGAAACTGTATATACTTAAAAAAAATATTTGATTTAGTAAATGATTCATCGGTTACAATAACTGAATTATTTATTTCAAATAAAATTTTAGAAAATAAAAAATATCTTAAAATGATGTTAAATAAATTTAATAATACAACAAAATATTTAGTTATTGACTTACATCACGGATCAAAACGAATGTTGACAAATTTTTTTAAAATATCTTATAATGTTCAACCATATTTTTATTTTCTATTTGCTAAACCTGATCAAGAAAATTTTATTTATTCAATTTATGAAAATAATGATAATTTATCTAGATTAATAGAATTATTTAATATACCATTAATTGGGCCACCAATAGATTATAATAATAATAATATTGTGTATGATAAATTAGAATTTGATACTAAGATACCTCAAATATACGATGATGTTTTTAATCTAATTAAAAAAACAATTAATAATAAAATTATTAATGATTATAATCAAAATTTTTTAGAAGAATATTTACAAAATTTAAATGAAATCAAATTAAAAATTGATGAAAGTGTTGAATATCTAAATATGAAATTAATATATGATTTATCAGATAAATATTATTTAAAACAAGATTATCGTTTAGGTGTTCCACCTGAAGAAGTAATTTTTCAATCTATCTTAAATCCTTCTCTTAAAATTGAATTAAGAAAATCATCAGTACATAAGAATCATAGTTCAAAGAAAAGTTCTAGTAAATCTAGACGATAAAAATCTATAATTTTGATATATGAACATATTCATAAATAAATTCATGGATAATCGTCCAACATTTTTTTACAATGAAGACCAAACAAAACCAATCCGAGCTGGCGGAGTATTAATTTACAATAACAATAATTTATTAATGATTAAAACAAATTATAATAATATTGAAAAATATGAAGATATTGGTGGTAAGTCAGATGAAAAAGACATTGATATATATTCAATGGTTGCCCGAGAAGTTGCTGAAGAAACAAATTTTAAATTGGATCAAGAAATAATCAAACATCAAATTAAATCAAGTAAATCTATTTATATTCCAATAGCTAAATATGTCTTATTTATTGTTAAGGCAAATTCATATGAAAAAAAATTAACAATTGATGATTTTGGAAATAAGGAATTATTTGAAAATATTGATAGAATCATTAATTGGATTACAATTGATGATTTTTTACATAAAAAAATAAATTTGAATCCTCGGTTGAAATCTTATGAGTTGAATGAATTCCTTACCAATCTTACCTAAATAGTTAACAATCTTTAAATATTTAACAATCTTACCTAAATAGTTAACAATCTTTAAATAGTTAACAATCTTTAAATTTTTTTATTTTTTTAATCTTTAAATTTAAGGTACCATCACAAATTTCAAAGCAGCATACGAATCATAATCTTTCAACATAAAATGATCAATTGTTAATTCTTCTATTTTCTCAAAATTCTTAATCTCTAATTTTGGAAAATTTAATGGTATTCTATTAATCTGTACCAATGCTTCATTTATATGTTCTTCGTACAAATGTACATCACCCAAGTTTATTATTAATCTATCCGGTTTATAATTATCTCCCAAATGTTTACATAATATATATGTTAGAGCAGCATATGATGCCACATTATAGGGTATTCCACAAGCAATATCTGCCGATCTTTGTGTCATACTACAACTTACATAATAAGTATCTCCTTTTTTATTAACATAAAACTGAATAGCAATTCCATGACAAGGGTAAAGAACTCCTTCTTCAGCAGTAGATGGATTATAAGTAGTCATAATAATTCGACGACTCATTGGATCTTCCTTCAATAATTTAATAACATATTCTAATTGATTAATACCCTGATTAATGTAATTTTTTTTACAATTGGTATATTTCGCACCATAGTGTAACCAATTAAAACCATACATTGGACCCATATCTCCTTCTGAATAATTTAAATTTCTTGATTTAATAAATTCAGTTGTTGTATTTGCCTTCCATATATTAACTCCTTTTGCTTCTAATAATTTTGAGTCGGTTTTACCGTTTAAAAAAAATAATAATTCTTCAATTATACCCCTAAAAAATACTTTCTTAGTAGTAAATAAAGGAAATGAATTCTTAATTTCAAATTCTAAAGTTTTTCCAAATGATGAATAAGTAATACCATTACGCGTTTTGCGACAATCACCAAAATATATTAGATTCTTCATAAGATTTAAATATGAATTTTCACCAGTTGGCTGTTTTTTTTCAGCATTTCCAATACAAAGAAATCTATAATGTAATTTATCATGTATGTAATAATCATATGGTATTAAATTTATATCAGAATTTAGTTGATTTGATGTCTTATTATTTATATTTTTTTGTACAATCATATTAGCAGTTAATTCACTACCAGATAAATACATATCATCATATTTTCCTAAAATAATATTTATTACTTTATGATCTACTTCTAATATTTTTTGAACATAAAAATCTAAATCAACAATTATTATTTGATATAACATTATTCTAATAGATATAATTTTTTAAATTGATTAATTTAAAGAATTAAAGATTATTTTTTAAGATTGTTAACCTTTTTTAAGATTGTTAACCTTTTTTAAGATTGTTAACCTTTTTTAAGATTGTAAACTATTTTTAAGATTGTTAACCTTTTTTAAGATCGTCTAGCAGAACTAGATACACTAGATGTAGCACTAGATGAACTAGCACCAGTTTCACGATATCTACCCATTAAACCACTTGCCTTAAGACCTTTACCAACAATAAATAAAACAATTGCGAATACTATAGCATGAATAACTGTAGCGTTACTGGGAGAACCAACAGTTACTAATGGGGTTAATTTATCATATGTTACGGTTAATAGAACACCAGGGCTTAGTAAAATGAATAAAACAGCGGATAATACCATCCATTTAACTCCTTTCATTAATGATTTATGATTTGACATTATGTATATATATATGATAGATATTTATTTATTAAAATCTATATTTTTTTATTATTCTTCAAAATAAATACTACAGAAGCAAATACTATAATAAAAATAAATGTATGAAATACTACCGCAATACGATTTGTTTCATTAGATAAAAAGTATTTACCACTGTTTGATGGTATGGTTAATAATAATCCAGGACTTAATAAAGCAAATAATAGGATTGCTGTAATTGGTATAATGTCTTTCGCTTCTATATTCGTTTTATAATCAATCTTTCCTTTATTTGGAGCTTGTTGTGATGTTATAATAAATGATAATAAGAATGTATGTAAAATTATAGAATAATAATTAGTTTCATTGGATAATAGATATCCTTTATTTTCAGGATATAATGTTATTAAAAATCCCGGACTTAATATTAAAAATAATAAACCATATTTGATTACTTCTAAAGTATCCATCTATATAATTATTCATTTAAAAAAAATTTTCGTAAACTATCTTTCTCATTGTAAGAATTATTAAAAATACTTGATAATAATTTTTTAGTATCATCATAACCTCCTATCTTAATTTTTTTTTTAGAATCATCTATTAAAAATATTTGAGGAAATGTACTCATACCATTCTTTTGTTTATATTCATCTTTTTCAGTTTGATCGACTTTATAAATTGTTGGATTATATGCTTTTAATAATTTTTCTGATTTAATACTAAATGGACATCCAATCAAAGAATAAATTAATAGTTTCATTATCTATATATATATAAAGTATATAAATAAGTTTATGAAAAATAAATGTTTACGAATTTATAAAATTTACCTCCTTAGGAATAGACTCCTTCCGGCACTTCCTACAACCCTGTAATACATACTTATCACTCATTATTACATCATCACTCTTACAATGAGTACATTTAAGTTCATACTTTTTATTTTTATCAATCAATTTATATTCACTAAATAATGGTTTATTTTGACGTTTAATAAATTCACTTAGACGTTGTTCTACTAAATCTAAGTATTCGTTTTGGTCGGTCATTCTTTATATATAGGATATAATAAATTAAGTGGATAATTTTATTTTATCAATTTTTATTTGATTTAATCATCATCCGTATCATCATCATAATCTGAATATCCTTCGTAAGGATTATATTTTTCCATTAATTGATGCTTCTCAATATTACAATATGGACATTTTTCTAATTTTTTATAACAATCTTCACATAAATAATGTCCCAAACAATCATACAAAATTAATGTTTTATCTTCATAACAAATATTACAAGTATCTTCTTTTGTAAAATTCTTCTTATTCTTCATATATTGATTTTGTAAATTTCTATATATATTGTATTCATCTAAGACAGTACTTTCTACTTTAAATTTAGCACAATAAGGCACCAAGAAATCTCCACTTTCATTATTATTAACAACTCCCATAATAAATTCTTCCAAAGCATTTTGACAATTAACTAAATCAGTCTCATTATCTAAATACATTAAATAATATTTCTTACTTTCCTCATAGTTTTTCTTAAAGTAAAACATTGCCTGGTGATGATAACAATCAAAATTGTTTCTTGCTAATGCCATATCATAATATATCTTCATTTCTTCTAAATTACCAATGTCCAAATAATAATCTCCCAAAGTATTCATAGCATTAACAGAGCCTTTCTCTATTCCCATTTTTAGATATTTCATCATGTTCTCATATTCTTTTTCTAAATAATAATAATGACCGAGTCCATACATAGCTTCCTGATCATTTTTTTCAATTGCCATCAGATAATATTTTAACATATTTGAATTATCATCTCTATTTTCATAATATAATGCCATATTATACATTGCATGAACATTTCCTTTTTCAATTGCTTCCATGTAATATTTTATCATTAATTCAGAATTATGCTCGATCGAATTATAATAATATCCTTTATATGTAATATAATCATGATCTTCACAAGTTTCATCAATTATTTTATTCTTAAATAAATCTAGTATTTTTGGAATCATTTCTTTATTTTCTGGAACATCGTATGAATATTCATATGATTTCAATAAATCATTCAATTCTTTTTCTATATCGTCCATTATAATTAGTATATATAATAATATTTATATATGTATATATTAATATGAGGATAGGAATTCACATTTTTCGTAGAGATCTGCGCATATCTGATAATGTTGCTTTACACTTGCTAAGCGAACAAGTTGATAAAATTTTACCAATTTTCATCTTTGATCCCTTTCAAATTAATAATACTTCTGAGAATGCTTCATATCGTTCGGATCCAGCTGTTAAATTATTGATTGAATCACTAGATGATTTAGATAAAAGTTTAAGAAAAGAAGGTTCAAAATTATTTTACTTTAATGATGATCCCTCAAAAGTTCTTGAAAAATTAATTAAAAATATTAAACCATCATACATTAGCTATAATGCCGATTTTAGTAAATATTCCTTAAAAAGAGACAAAGATATGGACGATGTTTGTAAGGATCATAAGATTCCAGTAATAAAATTTATGGATGATCTTACTATAACTAAAATGGAAGATTTATTGAATAAGGATAAAGTATTTAAAGTTTTTGGTGCTTTTTATAAACATGCTCTTAAATTAAAAGTCCGTAATGAGGTGAAAAAAGTTAATAATTTTATTAGTTCAGGTACATCTATTGTAGGAACATTTAATGGTGACCCTCATAAATTTTATGATAAAGATACTGTAATTTTAATACCAGGTGGACGAGTAGAAGCTCTTAAAATCTTAAAAAAAATTAAAGATTTTAAAAATTATGAAAATAATCGGAATGAATTACCTTATCAAACCACACATTTATCTGGTTATCTTAAATTCGGGTGTGTATCTATTGTTGAATGTTTTAATGCCATCAAGGAATCTAAGAATCCCGATTTATTAAAGCAGATATATTGGAGACAATACTTTTTCATCTTGGCTAGATTTAATCATGTTGGTTACGGGCACGTTGATGAATTCTTTTCAAAAATTAAATGGAAGAATGATCTGAAAGAAGCAAAAGCATTGTGGGAAGATGCGAATACTGGCTTTCCGGTTGTTGATGCTGCTATCAGACAATTACAAGATGAAGGATGGATGCAAAATCGGGGGCGATTAATTGTTTCTAGTTTTGCCGTTAAGGTATTACATCAAGATCCACATGAATGGAAATCATATGGTGGGCAACATGTATTTAGTAGATTACTTTATGATAATTGTTATGCTAATAACTATGGAAATTGGAATTTTACTGTCGGTCCTTACGATTTAGGAGGGTATAGATTTGGTAGAGCCGGAACTAGAGGTGGTCGAATGATTGATCCGACTAATTATAAAAAATGGGATCCAAAATTAGAATATGTAAGAAAATATATTCCAGAATTGAAAGATGTTCCAGATAGGGATATATTTAGTTGGAATACTGCTTGGAAGAAACATCCTAATGTAAACTATTCTAAACCTATTGTGGATTTTAAAGTGCGAAAGGATGAATGGTATAAGATTACTAAACGATAGAATTTATGTAAAAATTGAAAATAAATAATTCAAAACCTAAAGTAAGATCTATAATATATAATGAATTACGTATCCCTTGGCTCGTCATGTTCAATCGCATATCAACTCCAAATTCTTAAATTAAAAAAAGAATCATTACCTTTCGATTGGATCCGATCAAATAATCTATCTTTTGTGTTAAGTCTAATCCAAAATAATTTTACTGGATTCTTTGATGATCTAGAACACGTCAAAGATGATGAACGATTTCCATTTATTGAAGATGATGAATCCGGATTAAATAATAATTTTGATGCTATTCCTGATAAAAAAACTAAGATTTATAAAACCAAATATCTTGGATTCTTTCATGATTTTAAAGATGGGGTTTCTTTAGATGAAATTAAAGAAAAATATGATCGGCGTATTAAACGTTTTTATGATGTAATCAAGAATAAATGTATTTTTATTCGTGATGACGTAAAATTTAAAGAATCTGATATTGGGACTTATAATTTGCTAAATGCTGAATTGAAAAAGCATAATTCTGAAAATGTTTTGGTATTAATTGCGAATACTAAATTATTGAGTATTAGTGGATTGGATGAGAGTATTAAAGTTTTTATTGAAAATGAGAAGGTTAGTGAGTGGCAACATCATTCTATTGTACCAATTATACAATCATTGATTTAATTTATAATTTCTAAATAACATTCATTTTATTGACTTTGCCCTTACTATCCTTATTTAGTAAGGCCTTCAATCGTTCTTCCACTGATAATTCTCGCACAACTGGCACATCAGTCTTTACCTCAATTTTCTTTCCCAATAGTTCTCTTAGTTTATCATCCATTGATTGTTCCTTTCCAGAACTTACCATTGGTCCCTGAGAACCAGTAAAGGGTTGATTATTATCTCCTTTAATCCCACGTTCAATACTCTTCAAAAATGCTCCCTTGAAACTATATGTTCCATCATGTGATAAATTACAACTCAAATCTACCCAAATTTCTCCATTCATTCCCAACCATCTCTTACAAAAAGCATAATCTTCAGATAAATATCTCTTAGAAACTGGATCAATATAACAATCAAAAAGAGCATAGAAATAATCTTTGTTTCCATGACTATCATATCCACCTACATCGTTTACATATTTAAGATTACTAAATTCACGTGCCATTTTTTCGAGAACTTCTCTTTTAATCATCATAAATCCCGTAGCAGCATATGCCACTTTCATAAAACCATTTTGAATCGGAATCTTTTGTACTCCTTGATCATTTTCAGTAATAATATTAACGGCGTAATCATACGACGCTGGTTCTACAAACTCTTTTTCAACAATCCCTTCCTTAATTATTCCAGCTACTTTTTCCCAATTAATTCCTTTTTTAGGATAACACCCCGCACAAACATCCTTATTGGCAGTTAACATTCTAACTACATTCAAAGGATTAAATGATACATCCGCATCCACAAATAATAAATGAGTATATTCCTTCTTAGCTAACATAAGTGATACGTAAAAATTTCTAGCACGAGTAATAAGACTTTCATTTCCAATTGTCAATATATCCAATTTTATACCATTTGCGTCACATAATCTTTGTAAATTTAAACAGCTCTGAGCATATCCCCTCATCATTTGTCCACCATAACAAGGAGTTGCTAAAAGTACATGAAAATTAGGTTTTTCTTCAGACATTATGATTTTATTATTTTTTAATTCTTATATGAAATTTATAATATATAATAAGTATATGGGAATCGAAAGATTTTTTAAATCGATAAATTCATTATATGCTAACGAAATAATTAAACCTCTTTATAAGAATAATAATATAACTCAATTCTATTTTGATTTTAATTCAGTTATTCATAAAGTATCTAATACTATTGTTAATCATTTAAATGATATGTTATTATACTCGCTTGTTTATAGACATTTAGCTGAATCGGGTATGGATCCTGACTTGCTAATAGATGAATATAAAAGTATTAATAAAATATATGAATTAAATTATACGATTGAAGAATTTTATAAGTATACTAAGGCTATTAAATTAAATGAAATTATTTTTGAACATATTTTAAAAAATATTAATGAATATCTATCTTATTATCCAAATTGTAAATTATTATATATTGGTATTGATGGTGTACCAAGTGTAGGTAAGATGATTGAACAACAAGATCGTCGCTACAAGGGATACTTAATGGGATTAATAAATAAAAAATTAAAAGAAAAATATTTACATCAATTAGATAATTCCACTTATGATTTTACTAATATTTATAATGAATTAGAATATCTTAATTCAAAATTTTCATTTGATAAGAATTTAATATCGCCACAGACAGATTTTATGATTGAATTAGTTGAATTTCTAACTAGAAAGTTAAAGTTGGTTAACGATTTAGATGGTAAAACAGTTAATGAGGTAAACGGGTTAAATAGGTCCATAATAATCTCCGACTTCAACGAACCAGGCGAAGGTGAAAAGAAAATAATCCTACATATAAAAAAACATTCGAAATCCGATGATAAAATTATAATTTATTCACCTGACGCAGATATGATTATTATGTCAATGATAATCCCAAATTACGTATATATTCTTCGTCATGAACAATCTGAATCAAGAGATGATATAATTGATATTCAAAGTATTCGTAATATATTCAAACCAGTTGATGAGATTGCCTATATATTTTCTGTATTTGGTGATGACTTTATACCAAAAATTGAATGGATTAATGTAGTAAAACATTTACCAAAAATAATTGAAGACTATAAAAAATTAAATATTAAGATTATAAACGATAATAAGGTTAATTTTAAAAATCTCCAATTATTCTTTAAGAGTATTAAAAAGTTTGAAACTCAATTTAAACCATCTCGCAATCGATTTGATGATTTCTATGGAACAGTTAATCATAAATCATTTAATTATTATAATGAAATAAATGATGTTGAAAAACTAACCAGGAATTATACACCGTCATATGATGAAGGTCATAGTAAAGTACCGGCATTAGATTATTATAAAGCAATGGCATGGAAATACAATTATTATTTTTTGGATGATAATTCTAACAACGATTATTATTACAAATATGATCATGCTCCGAATATTGATGATTTAATTGAATTTAATGATTTTGATAAAATTCAACTTAATTATAAAACAACAGATATAATGCCAATTGATCAATTATGCTTTATATCACCAATTAATGTTGCTTCATATGTTGAAAAACAAAAATTAAATAAGTTATTAGCTGATAAATTATTTAAGTTAATGAAGATACAATTACCTGAAATTAAAATTGTTGGTGATAAAAAAATGATCAATATTGATGAATTATTTGAATGTCAAAATGCTCGATATCTAAATAAATGTGATATGAAATTCAAATTAATAACATTTGAGGAATTTAAAAATTATATAAATTAAGTAGAATTAAGTTTACATTGAATTAAATCGAGTTAAATTAAGTTTACAGTTTAAATTAAATTAAAATCCATAAAATTATCACTAAAAGTATTATTTGCCATAGGTTCATACATACTAGTTGGTGGTCTAATGCTTCCACATTTAGGTTCTATAGCGGCAAGTTTATTAGATCTAGATTGTTGCCCCATTTGTTGTTGACTCATCATTGGTAACTGTCCTAAAGATTGATTAATTTGAGCGCCCATCGATTGATATCCCATTTGTTGTCCAATTTGCTGTCTGACTAATTCAGGTGGTAAATTATTTAATTCTTGAACATTATTCATTTGTAATTCATTTTCTATTTCTTTATCAAAATGTTCATTTTGAGGTGAATCTAAATTACTTAAGTCTGAGTTATTAAAATCTTCGTTATCATAATCAATTGGTTTCTCAATCTTAACTGGTATTGGAGCATCATTATTAATATTTTGTATTATTCTGTTTTTTTTCTTTATAGTTTCTAAATATCTATAAATTAAATAAATTATTAAACCAATAACCACAGCAGTAAAAATAAAGTTGTCTTTAAAGTATGGATATAAACTCTTATATATCCATTCTAATATAGAATTATTTTCACTATGCTTAGATATGTATATTTTATTAACTCTTCCTAATAATGACGGGTCTATTAAACTTGGTCTTGGTCGTATATTGTAGCTCATGTTCTAATTTAGATAATTATTTTTTTGATAAATTAATTAAATACTAATTATTATAATTATATAATAATAAATACTCATCTTTTTTGTATACCAACTTTAACGGTTACCATCTTTGGTGGTATATCAACTTTAAAGGTTACCATCTAACGGTTACTATCTAGCGGTTACTATCTAGCGGTTACCATCTTGCTGTTACCATCTAACGGGTATACCAACTTTAACTGTTACCATCTAACGGTTACCATCTAACGGTTACCATCAAACGGTTACCATCTAACGGTTACTATCTAGCGGTTACTATCTAGCGGTTACCATCTAGCGGGGTATACCAACTTTAAAAGAATTATTTTAAAAATCCTCCGTATAACTATGATCATTCTTAGTCTTATTCAACACCGCCGCCTTCTGATACTGTGTAGGTTTACCTTCAAAGAAATTAGTTTTTCCCTCCATTCCAATCTTTTCCATAAAATCAAATGGATTTATAGTATTATATATCTTAGTGTAACCAAGTTGTACGAGTAATCTATCTGCTACATATTCAATATAGTTACTCATTAATTCAGCATTCATTCCAACTAATCTACAAGGTAAACTCTCAATAATAAATTCTTTTTCAATGTCAACAGCATCTTTAAAAATATCCTTAATTGTTTTTTCATCTAAACGATTAACAATCTTAGAATATAATAAACACGCAAAAGAGCAATGTTCGCCTTCATCTCTAGCAATGAATTCATTTGAAGCAGTTAATCCTGGCATTAACCCTCTAGTTTTTAACCAATAGATAGCACAAAATGCTCCACTAAAAAATAATCCTTCTACAATAGCAAAAGCAATTAATCGCTTGGAAAATAAATCATCACTCTTAATCCATTTCATTGCCCAATCTGCTTTCTTTTTAATACATGGAATTGTTTTAATAGCATTAAATAATACATCTTTTTCTTTAGGTTCATCAATATATGTTTCGATAAGTAAAGAATACATCTCCGAGTGAATGTTTTCTATAGCGGCTTGAAATGAATAGGCTATTTTGGCTTCTAATACTTTAACATCCATTGAAAATCTTTCTAGTAAATTCATATTTACTATACCATCTGATCCCGCAAAAAATGCTAGAATATGTTTAATAAAAAACCTTTCATCTTTATTTAATTTATTATCCCAGTCATCTCGATCTTTGCTGAGATCAATTTCTTCCGCAGTCCAGAAAGAAGCTTCTTGTTTTTTATAACATGCCCAGATATCTTGATGTTTAATAGGAAAAGGAGTAAAACGCTGTTCAGCTGGATCAAGTAATGGTTCCATTATATATATAAAATCTATATATTTTTATATATAAATAATTCAAATATCAATTTTATCAATTTATGGTGATAAAATTCTTATGGTTTTTCATGTTCTGATATTACGATATTCCAAGCAGCTTCCGCAGCCTCATTCTCATGAATTAATTCAAGAACATTTAAACGAGCACCTTCTAATCGGCTTAGCGATGTGTCTGCTTCATCTAATCTTGGACGTAGATCTTCAGCAGCGTTATATTTAACCATTGCTGCCATTCCTGCCGAATGAGTACCTGCTGCTCCGATTTTACCTCCTTCAGCATATAATGCTGCTATTTGCGCTTCTATTTCTCCATGTATTTTGGTTTGTTCTGCTTTTTGTAATTCTATTTTTATTAGATCTTTACGATACTGTGCTAATTCTTCTTTTTTACTATATGCTGCTTTAACTTCCGCAGAGAAAGCACCAGCATTTTCTAATTTTCCTTTTACAAATAGGAGCGGATTAAATCCGGGACCAGCTACTAATGGTACTCCGTGTAACCCTCCAATAATTAATTGGAAATGATTTAATCCATATTGAGCAATTCTTACTATATTTGCTCCACCTGGGTTTATGACTTGAATTACATCATATAAAACTCTCCCAGTATTACCCACTGGATATACTTCAATTCGTAGATTATATCTTTGAGCAATTCTTAATATTGCTGCCATAAATGTGGGAGTGTCCGAATCAAATGGTGTATTTTGTGTTGAAGCATCAAGTCCTGCTTCGGTTCTTAATGCTAATAAAGTAGCTGGAGTTGCTGGAGCTAATCCTGCTGGTCTTCTTAGCAAGTAATCTAAAATAGATATCCACATACATTGATTTGTAAATGGTGTTCCAGCTACTGCTCCAGTATTTGGAACAACTGCGACTTGTTCTCCTTTGCCCCCTTTTTGATATATACGATTTATGCTACGGCCTTGCGCAAAGGATAACTGCTTAAGTGCAAGATATTTGCTTTTATACTTCAAATACTTTTCTCTATACATATAAGTTGAAAATAAAATAATAATAAAATAAATAATATATATGAATTTACACAAATTATTAGCAAAATATAATAGAATCATCGATAATTTATACATTGGTAATTATATGTCACCAATAGACAATGATTTTATAATTTCAAACAATATAAAATTAATTATAAATTGTACCAAAACATATAAATACAAACAATCCAATACAATCCAATTAATAAGATTAAATATAACTGATGTCAATACTCCCGCAAATAATTATATTATTTCATCTTCTATCGAGAAAATTCTTAAAATAATTCAAATATATCTTGAATCAAATGAAGGTGTCCTAGTTCATTGTCATATGGGACAACAAAGAAGTGCTACATTAGTTGCTTGTTATTTAATGAAATATATGAATTTAACTTTAGATGAAGCAATTGCTAAAATACAAAAGAAACGAAAATTAGCATTCTTACCTGAGCCTACGTTTATTGATTTTATGAAATATTATGAGGTTGAGATTTATTCATAAACCTGAACTGGTTAACTATTATTCGCGGCTCTTATTCGCGGATATAATTCGCGGCTCTAATTCGCAGCTTTTATTCGCGGCTTTTATTCACGCCTCTTATTCGCGGCTCTTATTCGCGGCTTTTATTAGCGGCTATTATTCGCGGCTCTTATTTGCGGCTCTTATTCGCGGCTTTTATTCGCGGCTCTTATTCGCGGTTAAACAGTTAACTGGTTAAAGAGGTAAAAGAAGTTAAAAAGGTTGAGAAAAAATGAATATCCAATTCATTATATAAAAATTTAATAATATATATTACATGGCTAAATTTCTTAAAGATTTCTTAAATGACTATCACAAGTTTATAGATACTCAACCTATCCAGGTATTAATCGAACTAGCAGATTATGCGAACGATCAATTCTTTAATGGTGAAGGTATTATGAGTGATAAAATCTACGATGATCTATATGATGAAATTAAGAAGCGTGATCCAGAGAATCAATTCTTCAAGAAGATTGGATTTGAGGTGAACAGTAAAAACAAAGTAACTTTACCTCATTATATGGGTAGTATGGACAAGCTTAAGACATCTGATTTAGATAAATTAATGAAATGGAAAAGTAAGTTCAATAAATATGATTATATTATTATGGATAAATTAGATGGAATTTCTGGACTTTTTGTTAAAAATAAAGCGGAAACCAAATTATATACCAGAGGTAATGGAACTGTTGGACAAGATATTTCTTATCTAATTAATACAATTCCTGATTTAAAGTTATTGAGTAAAATAAAAGAAAATATTGTTGTTAGAGGTGAACTTATTATTTCAAAACAAAAGTGGAAAAAATATACCGAACAATTTAGTAATGCTAGAAACATGGTTTCTGGTTTAGTAAATTCAAAGAAAATTAATACTACTATAATGAAAGATATTGATTTTGTTGTGTATGAAATTATTATTCCTAGAATGAGAATGTCACAACAATTTAAATTCTTGGAAAAAACAAATCACGTCTATTTTGAAGTATTAGATAAGAATGATCTTGATTTTGAAATGTTAGATGAAATATTAATTGATCGAAGACAAGCATCCAAATATGAAATTGATGGTATTATTATTATGGATGATTCAAATCACGATATAAATAATGAAGGAAATCCAGAATTTGCTTTTGCGTTTAAGGATGCCTCTGAAAAATTAACAGCAGATGTATTAGTAAAGGATGTTGAATGGAATGTATCAAAGGATGGTTATATTAAGCCTAAATTGATACTGGAACCAACTAAATTATCTGGTGTAGTAATTTCAAATGCTACTGCTTTTAACGCTAAATATATTATTGATAATAAAATTGGACCTGGATCTATTGTAAAGATTATTCGTTCTGGTGATGTTATTCCCCATGTTTTAGAAGT